ACAAAGGTTTACCTAACATTGTGGATAATCTCTCACCCATAGAGCTGAATGTATCTCCGCTCTTCTTATCTTTTTTATTACCAGAAAGAGAAGCACTTGTTGCTTGAGCTGCGTCATACATATTAGTGTAATCTGGATTACTTAGATACTGTATTCCCCCTCTAGCAAGACCATTACCTTGCCAATTAAACATGGGGACATACTGCCCTCTTTTTTGTGAAGCGTTTGCCAACCCATATAATCCACCGCCTAGGATGTCGAACATCTTATTGCTAGTGGATAGTTGTTTGCCTATATCTCCATTCCCTAAAGTTTGTAATAATAATTGTTCTTCTCCGACCATTACATGTACCCTCCTATAGCACCGCCTACTGCGCCTATCGCTGTACCCCAAGGACCAAATGCACTACCAGCTGAGGCACCTTGAGCAGCACCTTGAAGTGCGCCAGCCCAACCACCACCTTGGTTTTGTGCGAGGGCATTAGCATAAGCTATATCTTTATTTGTGTTTCTTGTATTCCAGTTAGCTACATCCATATTGTGAGGAGTTACACCATATTGATATAAGTTACCAAACATATCCATAGTTTTGTATCTACGTTGCAATTCGTTATTAATTAAGTTTTCGTAGTTAACTGCCTTGTTATACGCAAGGTCATTCATTTGTCTTTGGAAGTCCCTTTGGTAATTATCAGTATTATAATAAGGAGCGGTAGCATTAAGTGTGCCGAATCTATTATAATTAGACGCTGCGTACTTATTCATTATGTTATTGTATTGACGCGCCATATCTCCGAATGCACGTTGGTATACGTCATTGTTTCTAGCCTCTAAAGAAGCTTTGGTGTCATCATCAAATACGTTAACTTTGTTCCAGTTATCAAGTATACCTTGACCGCCTATGTCGGCTATCTGTCTTCCTTGTGTTATCCAAGGAGTGTCTTTGAATTGTTCATAGCTAGCATGTTTAGCTTTCTTTTTCCCAAAACTCATTCTATTCTCCTAAGTTTAATTTGCTGTATACCAGCTCATTGTAGTAAGTAGGTATACCTTCTTTGTTTTTATACACTACCCTATTCTTTAATGTACCCTCAATCTTAAACCCTACATCTTTAAGTAGTTTAATTATCCCAAAGTTATTAGATGGTACAAAAGCTTCAAGCCTTTTAATGGGCTTCATATTTTCTTTTATATATTCATACCAGTCGAATATTATCCTTCTTGACTCTGGTCCCCAGTAATGTTTGTTTACCACGATATGGCATTTCATTCTGGCTACTTCATCACCGTATACAACTATATCATCACACCCTATCATGGCTGCGTATTTACCTGTGGTGTTGTCTACAGCTAAGAGAACTATATTATCCTCTATGTTATCCTTGATGCATTGCATTATGTCTTCATCGGTTGAAATACCAGAAGTAAGACTAAATATTCTTTTGGCTTGTTCTTTATGGAGGCGGTAAACCTCCTTTACTTTATCGTAGTCTTCTGGTTCCAGCGTGACTTCTATGAAGCCATATTTTCTTGGTTCCATCTTTATCCTCCTATTACCAAGGTGCTTCCTCGGTTTCTATTCTTCTAAAGTTATATCCATACACAGCAAATGATTGCCCTAAAGTATTCGTTCCAATTTCCACCTGGAATGTTTCGAACACGTTGTTAGGCAACAACATTCTTACTGAATAAAAGTCCCCAGTAGTCCACTTGTCATCATCCCATTTAGTACCATTGGTAGGTATATGACTCTCGTTTGTGTAGTTATCGTAATAGCCACTTATTGTCATATACTCGGACTCTTCTATTTGTTTATCAACGATTGTGTATTTATTTATTTTTAAATCATTATCTTCTCTGTGGAGTGTGATATATACGTCTTCGTCTATAGTATGTGTTATATCCTCTGTTGCCTCTGGGTCTGTGTTAGGTATCTTACAAACGTAACTGTAAGTTGTAACACCTTCCTCCTCCACAGGAGTTGTTTGTATATATATGTTATATGGGTAGTTATCTTCTCCACCATCCCAGATTAATCCAGTACCAGGGAGTATTTCACTACCTATAATTCTGTCTTCATGAGGGCTATCCCCATCTTTAAATGTACGAATATAGAAGTTCTGGTTATACTCTCCAGCTAAGTCTATAGCGAACTCAGCGAATGAATGGTAGTAATCTCCAGCCCAATCAAACCATGGAGATTTGTAATAAGCTTCTAAAACTTCTCCGTTAAAATCTGTACCAGAGAATTCTTTTAATACATAACCGTCAGCTGTTCCAAGGTATACTTCATTCATAAAGTTGAATGCTATCGTAACCTCTTGGGGTACTCTACGTACTAAGAAAGCTTTACATTGAAAATCAAATATCAAAGCATAACCACTACCCAGTTGGTCTACCATTGGCATATAGAAAAGCATCCATCTCTTACGAGGAAGTGTGCAACAGAATATTTTATCTGCATCAGCGTCCCTTAGATTCTGGAATACATTCCTTACCTTGTTGGTTATTGCGTCACCAAGATATCTATCGCTATAAATAGTCCTTTGAGAAAGTGGATAAATATCCATATTCTCCCTTGAATAAACGTAATACTTTGTATTAGAAACAACCCAAGATTGTTGACTATCACATGATACGTTGCTGTATGGTTTGATAGCGATTGTGCTTGAATCACCTGTGCATGTTAGCAGATAGGTATTAAACTCTTTGTGAATTAGCATGTAGTCAGAATAAAGGCCAAGTGCTTTAACATCAGAAGTATCATTGTATACTTCAGCTATCTGCCCAGCATCATTAGCATATTCGTCCCATTTATTATATTCGCCTACGCCAGAATAGAATAACCCATCATTACCACCAATCCAAAGCCTACCAGCATAATACTGAATAGCCAAACCTCTTATTGGTTTATCTGGGCTCTGTCCTAAGTCTGGGTCTGTGTTTATTAATGTTGCATTGCAAGAGGAAATCTCTGATAGGTAAATGCTAGCATCGGTAACGTCTGATTCAAAAGCTTCTTCTACTTTAAGGTGGGTGTCATCTGTTATAGTTGCTACTGAATAAACATTGCCTCCTACCTCAATAGTGTCACCTACGTTAAGCTGAGTTAAAAACTGAGTAGCAGTACCAACCACCGCTTTATCATCTGTAGCAGTAACAACAGATACTGTTCCGCTTAAGGATTGTTTACGTCCCTTTTCGTAGAACATTGGCATATCTATACCATTTGTAAACACAACTCCGTTATTCATATTGCAGAAGCTAACTCTGTCCGAGCGAGAACTAAATTTGTATATCTCATCGAACTCTTCTGTAGCATCATTAAGAATACGTACACTGCCATTAGTCAAAGCTATTAGCATGTACTTATTATTCCCTTTTGTATATTCCCATCCACCGATAACAGCATCATCCTGTTTATCTCCAATGGGGGTATTCCCTTCCATGGATTTAATACCGCCAAGCTTAAAGAATTCCACGTTCAATATGTCTGGGGTTTCAGTCTTTTTGGTAGAACTGTTAAGGGTATCTGGAGTGCTCACATTATTGAGACCGCCAGTTAAATCGTAATAACTTAATTGTGATTTAATTCTACTCATATGTTCCTCTTAAGTTTCCTACATATGGATTTCTAAACGCTGCTATCTTAGCCTCCAAACTTGTAGGTCTATAACCAAGAACCTTACCTCCCTTGAAGTAGTCTTCGGTAAGACGTTGATTACTCAGCATCTTAGCGTATAGCGCATTATATTTTCTTCTATAAAATTCAGATTTAGAATCACCAAGTGAAGCTCTAAAATCCCTAACCACACCATAGACTAACAAACTTCTGTAACCTTCTGGAATTATAGGTTCATCTGTAGCCTCTGTCATAATATCCTTAGGGCATCCGTTTTCATCTACAGCATACTTATCTGTTAAGTATTTGATATTATATCTAACTCCATCCTCACCTTTATTCGGGCAAGGGAACAACCTTATCTTACCTTCGTATATCCAATAATAAATAGGTTGACCATTGGTACTCATCGGTAGGTATTTGTGTTCCATGTTGTAGATTAATGGAGGTCTATTAGTTGCATCATCTGGTCTTATGTATATGATATAGCCTTGTGGTAAGTCATATTTGTCTACACCATCAGCTGTATAAAAAGCTTTTTCACGTTCTCTAAACTTCCATGTATCGTGTTCACCACAACATAGCTCTCTGAGAACCTCGTTCATTTTTTGTTTTATGAGCCTACCCTCTGGTGTATTTAAGCCCTCCAATGAAGTTACTGGAAGGTAGCTCATTAAATTAATAACCTCGTTGCAAAGCTCTAGGTAATTTCTTCCCATCTTTACTCCTTATAAAAAAGAGGGAGGGAGTTAACCCTCCCTTTATTTAAAACTAAGATACTGCAATTACGCCCTTAACCAATGATTTCGGGTTAGTAATTTTGTAACCATATAAGTATAAAGCACGACCTATATCAGCGAAAGTCTGAGGGTCTCTGAGCTTTTCTACTTTGTTGTATTGTTCTGCAAATGTGATACCCATTTTAGTACCA